GGGAGCACGAAACCGCTCATGCGGGCACCTCCTCAGTTGTGATCTCGCCCTCAGTGACTTCACCGAGGTCTGTGGGTGTTTCTTCTTCGCTTTCGTACTCAAACTCAACAGCCTCAACTACTGGCTCGTCGGCGTCGCCCATTAGTGCCCCTCTCGATTGTTGTTTCGTGCCGGATCGGAAATCATTCGGCCGTCACCCAAGTAATAGAGCCGCTTTGCGGCGTGGTGCCCGCCACCCCACTCTGGCCCAACCAGATACTCAAGGTGCCATCAGGGGCGAGCCTGAACGCTCGCGGCGCGGTTGAACTGGAGTCAACGCCTGACCCAAAAACAAGTTCAACCGGCCGCAACGAAACAACATTCAAAGTTGCGACACTGTCAACCACAGACCAGGCTGTTGACTTCGTGAGCTGAAATTGCATAGTTACAACACGCCCTGCGCGGCGCGCCGTTTGTGTAGCTTGAACCGTGTAACCAGACAGAGCGGTAAGGGGCGTTGTAAACAACTGGTAATCCAACACCCACGCCGAGCCTGACCATGCCGACTCGACACCCGTACTCGTATCCAACGCGGATACACCCGCCACACGGTAAACCGCGCCCGCTTTTGCATACGCCGTATCACGCGCCCCAGTTGACGCAAAAGTTGCCGTAGTGACTTGCCGCCACACCGTGCCAGTCCACGACATATACACTGCGCCCTCAACAACAAACGCTTGCTCGCCCACAAACCGCACACCGACAGGCAACAACGCCAACGCGGTGAAGTCAGCCACAACAACACTCGTCCGTTGCACGCCCTGCACGTTGCGCAAATCAAACACAGCAACCGTCGTATCCGTTGACCGAACCCACGCCCACGCCAAATGCTGATCCACCAAAACGCCCGTGTTGTCGTTGAACGCGGGGAACCCGGCAGGCGGTGCCGTCGGAATGGTCGTCGTGGTCGTCGTGTGTGGGATTGTTGCCACCGTCACAGTGTTGGACCCCCAGTTAATACGTCGCACCACAAGATGCCACTGTCCATTCACCGGGGTGGGTAGAGCTGCAAGAATCGCAACGCCGGAATCGGAGACAACACCCGCCGCATACGCAACACCGGGCGCGACAGAGACTTGACGGCCCGTGCCCTGCGTCACATTCCACGCCGCCGCAGTCTCCACAGAATCGCGCACACCCGCGCCACGCATGATGCGCGAAAAGTCGCGCTCCGTCACCGTTCCATCAAACCCACTATTGATCAAAGACATGCGCGCCCCTTACTTGTCAGTCGAAAGTCGCCGCTGAGCGCGAGACAACCGGTTTATAGCATCAGCAAAAATGGTGTCCGGATCGTCAGCACGACCACCAACACGAGGACGCACGGTGACACCCGCCGAAACACTTTCCGACAGCTCACACTCGGTAATGCGGTCAGTGAAATTCACGCCATTAGATTGGGCGGTAATAATGTCACCCTCACGGTAACCACCCGGCCCATAAAAAAACGATTCCGTTTCCGACAGGGTGAGAGACAGTCCCGACTTTGGGGCACCCTCTCCTAAACCTTTATTGGCGGCGGCGTTGAGGTATGAAGTGAACGCAGTTTTTGCCCCAGCGGACACTTCACTTCGCAGCAGAAAATACTTTGCAACATGAAACAGGTCGGCCAACGTGGACGGCCATTGCAGATTCGCGCCGGTCGCATCCCTAAACACTTCCACCACATCACCGAACTCGGTTTCGAGGGGCAAAGAGTTGACACCCCAAAAGGCGCGGGCAACATCCTCACCCGGCCCACCCACAACAATTCGCGTCGCCGTCGCGTTTTCCTTCTCCCACACGCCCGCCTGAATGATCCCCGACTGGACGGTCAAAATTTGTGGGTGAACGGTGGGCACGAAAACGTCAGCCGTGATCGTCGCCGCAACCCCGTCGTGTGTTAGCCGCAAGCCAAGACCTGACCATGCCAGCAGCGGGGCAACCACCTCATCGACCGGACTAAATCGGACGAGCGGCAACACGCCAGCCGCGCGAGCATCACCACCACGCGCCAAATCCGCAGCCACCGTGACGGGTCGGCCCAACCGGGTAACTACGTTGCGGGTGATCACGTTTTTGATTGCAGCCTCAGCCGTGCTCACCAGAACGCCACCGGATGCGGCAGACCCGTCAGGCCACAGGTAGTACCCAAACTGGCCTTGCGTTGTCCCATCAGCTCCCGCGTCAGAACCGCCGCCCGGCAACCATGCTTGCGCCCACGACTGCGGCACAGTAGAAGTCAGCTCGGTTGGGGTGAGCGGCCCGGCAGGACTCACCCACGCCAGCGTGTTGACCAAAATTCGGTAATCATCTTCCACCTGAAACCGCACCACGCCGTCCGCGTTGAAATCACCCGACGGATGCAACACCGGCCCCGACATGAGATGCGCACCCTTATACGTCACCCGCACACGAGCACCCGACTCATACAAAAAGCCCAACATCGGATCGGTAGCCGACACTTCAAACTCACCCGTACCCACCGCGTTGAACCGCACCGTGTACGACTGCGACAACGGATTGCCGAGAATGCCCTTACGGTCAAACGTTTTGTCAAACACGGTGATACGAAACGGTGACTCCATCAGAACGCCCTCCGAAAACCTGGATCAAACTGAACAGACACAGACCCGGCACCCTGAATGAACACCGTCAACGGCACCGACTCACCCGACGGCACGCGGGCAAACTGAATCGACGTGAACGCCGAAAACGGCAACACGGTAGACACACCGCCCACAAACTTTCGCGCCACCTGCACAGTCGGATCAGTGTTCACCTGCACCGACTCACCCACCAACAGGGACATCGTGGCGGAAATAACCGTTGACCCAACACCAATCGTGAACGCCGACGCAGGCCCGGTCAAAGTCCACAACGGCCACGCATCCACCTCACCCGGATTGCTGACAGTCGCGGAGGCAGTGGTGGAGCTGCTCATCAAGTTCAGAACATGCGTACCCGTCGCGTTGAAAAACGGTTGCTCATCCTCCGCCGTCTGAAACGTTTGCAACACTTGAGGGCCACGCCAAAACGGATCATCAGCCACCAAATCAATACCCACAACTTCGCGGGCAAACAAGTCCGGGTCAGCATCGAACACTTGCTCATCCTGAGACAACAGGCGCAACGGAATAGAACGAACCTGACCGTCATTCGCGGTCACCTTGAACGTGCCGAATCGGTCTGTGCTCAACCCGGCAAAAAACGCACGCGACGTCGTCAACCATTCCGCAGCATTCGCGCCACGAATAGCCAACGGCCAAAACACGCGCCGCGGTTGAGTACGCGAACCCGTCAACCGTTGCCCATCCAAAGCCGACGACGACCGCACAAACTGGTCAGTCCCCGGCAAACCGAGTCCCATAATTCCAGGAGCCAACGACACCGGCCCGCCGCCCAAATCCCACACAACACCATTCGCGCCAGTCCACTCAAACGAGGTCACGCAACACCCACCCCTCGAATGTTTGACAATGCAATAGATTTACGTTTCTGCACGGCAAGCTCAGCGGCCAGTTGCGCCGGATCAAACCCAACATTTCCGTTGACGGTGACAACAGTGCGTTGATCGACAGAGCCGGACAGTTGCCTCATGCCCGCCACCGACGACGACGCGTGACGCACAATGCCGCCGTCAGCAAACCCATTCACGCCCAACCGGTGACCCGTCTCCGCCCAAATGTCCAACGACCGGGCACGCTTAGACGCGGCTAACGGAATGTACGCTTCGCCACCCGTTTCCGGTTCAGCCCACACACGCCATGCGCCCGCCGGCGCAATTTGTGCCACATGGTTTTCAGCCATGCCACCGTCAGCGTAGAAGTCCATGACGGAGCCGTTTGCTTGGAACGTGTTCCGGCTTGGCCCGGCGTTGAAGCCCGCGTTGACGCGTACTGTGCGCCCGTCATTCGTGCGAATAAACGAGTCCAGTGCTGACTGTGCCGTGGAAATTCCCACCACGGAGACTGCGGTTGCAATGTTTGCAGGAATCAAACCCAAATCGTCGGCGTAATCCTCCGCCGCCTGACCAACAATCCCATATTGTGCAAGCTGCAAAATGAGCGCCTCACGGCCAGCCTGAACCGCCGCAGTCGCATCCGTTTCACTACCAGTCTTTTCCAGCACCGCCGCCGACGCTGCAAGCGCCGCCCGCGCAATACCATCCAAACTCGCTTCGTTCGCCCGTCCAGCCTCCGTGCTCGTGTCAAGCGTCACACCGTTGTCAATGAGTGCCTGCGCCGCGTCATCAATAGACGACTGGAACTGCCGTTGCGCATCCCGCGCATCTAACGTCACAGAACTGAGCCCACGAATCTCGGAGGCAGCGTCAGAAACCTTCCCCGCCAACGTATCCAAAGCCGCCGCGTTGTCATCGGTCGCGTCAGTGCTGCCCTCCATCGCCTTCTGCTGATTCCTGAAATCGGTTTGCGAATCATTGAGGCTCTGGTTCATGGAGTTCAAGTTGCCGGTCAATCCAGCCGACTGGAACCCAACGCTTGCGTAGAAGTCATCGGTGCTCAACTTTGTGATAGCAGCCAGCTCGTCACCGCCGTTGATCACCGCGTCCGTCAGTTCCCTCTGCGAAACGCCGAGACGTTCTGCCGCCTCAAATGACCCTTGCTCGGCAAGCTTCCGTGCCACAAGCTCCCGCGTGTAATTGGTCAACGCGCCCGTTGTCCCGTCGAGGGAACCCTTGAACTCATCCGTGGTGGCTCTAGCGTCAGCCTGCTCGCCCGCAAAAATGGCAATGGCAACACCGGCGACGGCGAACGCCACACCTATCGGCCCAAGCGATGCGGTCAGCAACGCGCCAGCCCTCTGCGCGGTCGGCCCCATCACTGCCAACGCCGCATTGAACGCGGCAACCTTAGGCGCACCCAACAGGAACGCACCACCAGCAAGCAACGCGGCAGCGGTGATCCCGGCGATTGCCAACACCGCCGTTTTCACCGGATCGGGTAAACCGTTGTACAGGTCAACCAAGTTCGTCAAACCTTGAACCATGACCCGCAGCACGTCGTTCGCCGCCGAGCCCGTCGTAATCAGAGCAGTATCGAACGCGCCCCCCAACTGCTCAACATCACCCTTCAAATTGTCGAGCCGGTCGCGGGCAACCTGAGCGGCAAAACCGGAATCGTCCACAGCGGCAGTCCAATGCGCAACCGACTCAGCCCCACCCTGATAAAGCACTCGTGCCGCCGTGATCTGCTGATTGCCGAAGATCATGCCCAAAGACATATCCCGCTGCTCATCAGTCAACCCGCCAAACGCATCCGACAGTTCACCGGCCACATTTTCCAGGCCAAGGAACGCACCCGCTTCGTCGTTCAACGTGATGCCAAGCCGTTCCATTTCCTTCCGCGCCAGGCTCGACGGCGACGTGAGCGACGACAACATGCCACGCAAAGACGTACCCGCCTGCTCGCCAATGATTCCCTGCTGCGCAAACAACGCCAAAACGCCAGTGGTTTGCTCCAACGAAATACCCATCGAGTTTGCAACGGGGCCAACAAACTTGAGCCCGTTTGCCAAATCCTCCACCGAACCGAGAGCCTTACCGGCACCAGCCGCAAGCACGTCAGCAACACGTGCAGCGTCAGAACCTGACAAGTTGAACTGGCTCAGCGTGGTTGCCGAAATCTCGGCAGCGCGCGCAATGCCAAGCTGCCCGGCTGCGGCAAGATTCAACGATCCCGCAAGCGCACCGCCGAGAATGTCAGCCGTGGACAGGCCAGCCTTACCCAACTCTTCAATAGCGTTAGCCGACTCCTTAGCGGTAAACACAGACGAAGCACCAAAGTCGAGTGCCGCCTGACGCAAAAGCTTCTGATTCTCCGTGGTCTCCTGCATGACCGCGTTGACGTTCGACATCGCCTCATCAAAATCGGCAGCACGAACAACAGCAATGCCGATACCTGCGGCGATGACAGACCCCATGACGAGGGCCGTGCGCCCCAACATTTCCAGCGCGGCACCCTTCTGGGCAAGCTTCTCCGCCTCAGTCCCAGTGTCGCGGGTGGCCCTGCCAGCCTTCTCCATACCGGCGATGTAGTCGGCAACCTGTGCGCGCAATGAAACGGTTACAACACGTTCAGCCATTTGACTCTCGCTTTCGGTGTGTATTTGTCATTAAGATTCAGGCATGAAAAGAACAACGGGCCTGCTATTCGTCACCGCCGTCATGCTCGCGGGATGCAGTGCTGCGCCGGCACCAATCTCGTCAGCCACCTATTACGACCTGGTGCGCGATTCGGAAATTTTCACACCCACGACAACACAGCAAGAACTTGACGAGTACGCAGAGGAGGTGTGCAAAGTGATGCGCGTTGGAGACGTAGACACGTCATGGGTTTACGGCGTGAAGTATTTGACCGACGCGGGCATGAGCGGCGGGGACTCTGGCACGTTCTTGGCACAAGCGACTTCTTACAAATGCCCTGAAATGGTTGAACGCTTCCCCGGCTAATCGCCCCCAGGGTTGCTATCCATCAACGACCTTGCGAACCGGAAAAATCAGTCCGTTCATGTTCGCGTTCTCACCCGCGGTCTTACGCCACGCCTCAACACTGTCCGCGTGCGCCTTCTCCGCATGATCCGTGATCGGCGGGCCAGCAACATAGCGGTAGCCGCCGTCGTAATTGTTGAGATCCGCCTTCGGGTTTGTCGCTTCTGACATGAGCTGACCGTGCGAACCCACATCAGCCTTATGGCGGGCATACGCAAGCATCAAAGAAACCTGATGCTCATCAAACTCGGGTTCGCGGTACACGATCTCCTGCACGACCACGCCCGCATCGTCACGCACAAACTCTGTAATCGTCCGCGGCTCCCACCCATCCAAACGGCGCGGGGCCACACGGTAATGGGATGCGAGGGCTAAACGTTCGCGGAGCGCGCCGTCGCTCCGAACGCTTTTCCCATTGCCTCCAGTTGAACCTTCGGCATGTACTCGTTCAAACCCCAAATAGTGTTGCGGATCGCTGACACTTCATGCCCCGAAAGGGCATCGAACAGGTCAGTCCACTCATCAACACTCAACGGCACATCCACGCCGTTTTCTAACCGCATCCCATAGTGGCGGTCGGCTTTGTCAACAAAGCGGGCGGCGTGCGCTGTGGCGGCGTCGAAGTTGTAGCCGTAGTTCTCATCAATGGGAACCAGTGGGCGGGGAGGGTGCTGTGAGGTTAGTGCGGCCCAGTCGGAGCCCGGCAGTTGGGTGAACCGCAACGTGATAATCGAATCACCAGCAGACGCCTCAAGCTCATCAAGAGCCGTGCGTGCATCATCGGCAGGCGACGCAGCAGACAAACGCGAATCCGTCACCGGCTCATCAATGATCGCCTGCAACCGTTCACGCTCCGCCGCCAAATCAGCGGCCAACAGGATGCGAACGTCAGCGGTAGGCCGGTCGGCTTTTTTTGCCGCCAACTTTTCAGCAAATGTGGACATAGGAAACACCTTTCACCGTTTCACCGTGACGGTAAAACCTGCCGGGGTGCACGGTGAGAACACCCCGGCAGGGATCTAGTTAGACGACCAGCGCGACAGTCGATCCAAGCGAATCAACCGCAGCCGCCTGCATAATCGCAAACTTGCCCGTACCATCTGTCGGCCCAGGAACCTGCGCGCCCAGGGTGACGTTGATGACTCGAACACGCTGTCCGGCAACCGCCAACGTCGTTTGGGGAACATTGCGGCGTTCGATGAACTGGAACTCTCCACCAGCAGCAAGCACCGCGGCAGCAGACCCGGCAGCAGTCGAATCGACGTACATGAGGTCAGCAAGTGCGGGAGTTGTCCGGCCAAGCGACTGACGATCCTGCGGCGACGTGAGACGCGTGTCTGCAAGAAGCTCCTGCGGTGCGGTGACAGCCCACCCGCCCGACATAAACGAATACGTCACGCGGAAACAAGTTGCACCACTAATCAGTGCAACGGATGGGGTGGCCTGGTTGACGGTGCGACCAGGGATCGCCCAAATCGTGAGATTTCCAGTCTGATCGACAGCCGGGGGGCCACCGAAAGTTTCGACAACATCGGGCATAACGCTTCCTTTCATAATCCCCGGACAACCGAGGGTGGCTTCCCTCTGGGGATCAGAGGGGGAACGCAAACGGCACCATGTGCAGTGCACGTGTTTGCGTTGGTATTTACACGCGGCTTATTACGCGCGTGAAGAAATGAGGGTGAGTTCGCAATCCGCGAAGTACAACGGCGGGGTGATCGAGTCATCCGGTTGCACGTCGTCAACGTCGGTCAGACGGATCGGTGAACATGTACGCCCGGCGACGATCGGAATGAAGCCCACCATTTGGCTGAGCACTCTTGTTGCCGCAGCTCGCACACCATCAGCGGTCGGAGACACACACCGCACCGTGTACACGTATTCAGCATCCGAGCCGAACGCTTGCGGTGACGCCAACCGTCCGTCATCAAGTACGTCAGGGCCACCGCCGTACAAAATCCAGTACGTGGCGCGTACAGGGAGCCCGCCAGCGTCCACAATGGCCGAGTCGTGGCCCTTGCCCGCTAAACCAGGATCGGCGTTCAGGCGGGCACGTACGGCGTCGAAGTGTGCCCTCACAGAATGCCCCCTGTTGCTTTCAGAATGCCCTTCTCAAAGTCGGCCAAGTTCAACCGCAACGCTTTGTCCACGTTGCGCTGCGGAGCCGAACGGACACCGCCGCCGCCCTCCTCCAGGAAACCAAGCGAACCCTGCCCACCCAACTTCGGGCCAATCTCCGCACCGATGACACCGCCCGTGTTCAACTGCATGTCGTAGTTGATCGTCTTTGGGTAGAAGCGTGCCCGCTTCGGGTTCGCCTTTTTCGCTGCTGCCCGCCAGTCGTCTTTGATGTTGCGGGCACTCACCTCAACGGCTTTGCGCACGTCCGGTATCACCGCCGCCGGCACTTTGCCCAGGTCAGCAGCAAGAGTGTTCAGTTGGGAAAAGTCGAAGTCAACACTGTCAGGCATTAGGACAGCTCCTCAAGTGGAAACCGGCTCACGGTGACCTGTCCGGCCTGCGACTGTCCAGTGACTCGAAACGTGCGCCCCGACAAAGACGCGTCAGCACGTGATGCAGTGACGGTCACCGTGTCGCCCTCCTGAATAGTCAACCCGACACCAACAGGCACATGCAACTGCACTTGCTGAGAGACGAGCGCCTGACCGAGGGTAAAAGACTCGGCAGCGGTCAACGTGGGGTATTTGATGCGCGCTACACCCTCATAGCGAGTGTTTGTCACGGTCACATTTTCTAGCGTGTCAGGGTCAACCGTGGTGGAGGCAACCCCGACTGTCACGGTGTCTGTCATCAGCAAGGTGGCGCGAGCACGCCCCATCGCCAACGCACCCAACAGGGTCACGGACGCACACCCGCCACATGCAGGTCACCAGTTGAATACTGACGCCGAATCAACGCAATGTTGCGGTCAGACAAGGTGATGCCGGTTTCTTCCCCCGCGTCAGCAAACGCAACCCGGAAGTCGTCAATAGCAACAGAGGACAACCCGCCAACGGACAGGCCCAACTGGTTCTCCAGCAGGCTGAGCGCTTGCGAGACGAGCACGCACGCCCACCGGCGCAAACCCTCCGGCGCGGTCGTGTAACCGTAGGTAAACGTCACCGCCACCTGCTTCTCCTGCGAGGTTTCCACAACATCATCACGCCACACGAACGGCACCGACACGCCGCCGACGGTCACTGCGGTCACCGACACCACAGGATGCTGCGGCAACACGACAGTTCCCAACGGTTCAGGCCACGCCAAAAACGTTGACGTAGACGCGGGGAAAACTTGTTGCCCGATCACATCCTCCCGAAGGTAGGTGGATGCATCCTCTAACAGTGACGTGATCCACGCCCGCTCACCGACAGTGAACAGTCGGTTAAGTCGAAGCTCAAGATCCTCATATGTAGCGAATGCATCCACCATGACTCCTTCGGTTGTTTCCGCTTAGGCGGAGGGCAGGTAGGTCTGCACCGCGGTTGCGCGCAGAACCTTCGTGCCAAACACGTTTAGACCACGCACGTAGTCCGCGAACTTGGTCTCCATACGTCCAGCTTCGACACGCTGAATCTGGCCGACGTAGCCGACCGAGTTAGCGTGGAACCCGATAGCCGCCGGGCGGTTGCCGGTGTGGGTCAGCTGCGGGTGCTCAACAACGGTGAATCCGAGCAAACGCCCGATGACACCGTTGCGCAGCGTGCCGTCTCCGGCGGGGTCAAAGTTGGTGAGCTTGGACCCAGACCCGAGCAGGAGTGCCGCAAACTCAGGCGACACCGCAAGGATGCGACCGTCAGTTGGCACGTTCGCTTTGACCAGTGCAGTTCGCATGGTGACAACCGCCGCGTAAGCAAGGTCGGCGGTCGTGATTGCTGCTGTGCCCGCTGAGGTTCCCTGAGCTTTTAGCGCGGCAATCACGGTGGCCTCAGCATCCTCAGAAAGGGCTGCACCAGCGTCGCGCGTGACAGGCTCGAATGAACCAGCCGACTGCACGCGGTCAATGTCGTCTACAAGGAACGAGAACGCCTTCTCCTGGTTGATGAGGAGATCCTGCGTGGTGTCGTTCATTTGCGCCGGTGTGATGACACGCGACGCTGCCGCGTAGTCAACAATGGTCGGAGTGCCAACCCCGGTGATGCGAACAGCGTTACCTGCGGCAAGGACGCCCTCAAACTGACGGTTCAGCGCCGGAATGAGAACGTTTGCCTGGTTGAAGCGTTCGAGAATGGCTGACGACCAAACGGTCGGCTTGAAATTGGTGATGGGCATGTCTGTGTTTCCTTTCGTTGTTAGGAGATGCCCAGAAGCGTGTTGAGGCGACCTTCACGGCGCGCCTTGTTCACATCTGCTGGACTCATGTTTTCGATGTCTGCATCGTTGAGTTGAGTGAGACGATCGCCTGCACTTTTCGCCCCCTGGTCGGCTGACCCGGCAAACTTGCGCGGGTCAACAACAGCCAGATGGGGTTTGCGTGTGAGCAGTTCGTCTATCGCGTCATCGAGCGCGGCGGAATCAACTTCACCGTCGTCATTCACGTCGAAATTGGTGAGATCGATGTATAGGTGGGCGTCACTCGGGTCTGCGAGCTTTCCTTTAGCGGAGGCGCGTAGTTCCGACTTGATAATTCGCCCGTTCGCGGCCGTAAGCGCATCCTGCTGCACGCGTTGCACGTCCAGAGATGCCTTGTATTCGGCTTCGGTGCCTTCTGCCTTTGCCTTGAATTCGCGCAAGCCCTCAAGCTCTTTGCGTTCCTGTGCAAGTCGATCTAGCCCCCGTTTGTCGCCAGCGGCGGCACGTCGGTCGGCTAATTCGGTTTTAGCATCGCGGAGTTCTTTCTTGATAGCCGCGAGCGCTTTCGCGCCAGCATCACCAAGGTTCTCTTCGCCTTCGGCCTCCTGGGTTTCCCCAGCATCAATCTCCACGGCTTCCGTCGTGGTTTCTTCGGTTTCGGTTGTTTCCGGCATAAGGAAGTGCTCCCTTTGGGTTGGTGCACCATTGCGGTGCCGTTTCTTCCGCTATGGAGCGGGAAGTGTTAGAGAATGCCGAGCAGTGACGCCAGGCGACGCACAGACGCAGGAGCGGTGGACAACTTGTCCAGCTCACGTCGGTACGTCATTTCGAAGCCGCTCAGTTGTGCCGCTGTAGGCGGTCTGGGGCGGGTGAACTTGTCTGCCGAGTTGGCGCCCACCGACTGCGGGAAAACCCCTGTACGGGCTGTGTCCAACTTGTATTTGGCATCGAACAGGCGACGCTCCGCCGCAGTCATCGTGTACCGGTTCAACGGATCACGCACACCCGAAGCGTTCGCATCCAGCACGGCATTAGATGCCGCGCGAGCACGCCCACCCTTACCCACTTGGCCGAAGCCTTGCGCTAGAGGGCCGCTGCCGAGAATGTTGCCGCCGACCGTTTGCGGGCCAGTAATGTACCCCTGCTCCGTCATCATGCGGATTGCGTTCGTTTTCGTACCCGCCGTGCGGTAAATGTCATCCACGGTCATACGTGACGGCGT